GGAAAATATGGCGCCCAAAAGACCAGTAAAGCCCCTCCCTGCTAGTGTCCAGGATACCTGCGCGCTATGCGAGGATGGTGAGGTAACCAGCCCTCCCTCTTGTGCCCGGCAGCACAGGAGGACGGAGGCAAAAAGGGTGTTTGTGACGAGGCACCCCCTCTTGGCAGCGTTACACCGCTTGCCCATAGAAGAGACTTCGACGTTTCTCCCGCGCGAGGAACCGCATCACTTTCCGAATCCCCTACCACTGGGCAAGATCTTGTGGGGGAAGAGGACGGCGGTCCCCCTCCCGGTTGAGGCCGAATCTGTGGGATTGGTGACGTTACCTGGTGAGGTAACTCTACCGAGTGTCGTTCCCTCGGATCGTCGCACCACAACCAACATGTGGCTACGCCCTCTCCGTGTTCTAGAGAAGACCGCAGGTTGGATTGTTCCTGCCACCGTGGATTGTATGAATCCTGAGCCGTCGCACACGTGCGCGGTCCAGGAGGATTGCATGATGCGGCGGCTCGAGCGTCCCGCCATAAGATCTTTCGCACGGTTGAGGGAGGGGTTCTTCTCCCCCCGAGTCAAATCGGAGCCACAGCTTGCGGGTTTAAACACCTTGAGCGTTGGTCCAACTGCCCCCCAGGGCTTGCCTGCCCCTGGGGAGTTTGCCAAGGTCACTCCTTGTGCTGCGGTGAAGAGCCTTGAAAAAGCGCTTTGCCAAAAAGGGCGACCAGGGGTCAGAGAATCCCCTGAGGCGACCGGAATCGCCAGGCTCCGGCGCCGGACACGTTGGGCTCAGATGTTGTCTTCTGAGTTCGGCCTTCCTCCTGGTGTGTTGCGGGCGTTCTTGCAGGGACGGTGGACTCCAGACCTCTCCTTGCGAGATTACCCCGACGGCACCAGGGCTTTGGCAAAACTGTTCGGCGGCGGTGCGAAGTTCCTGGGCGGGGGACTTTCAAGAACCCGTGCACTGGAAGCAGATGAAGTCAAGGACGGTGTAAAGGTACCAATGACACCGTTCCTACGCCTGGTTATAGCCGACACTGAGGTGTTGGTGTTCCCCGAGCTCATCTGCCTGCTCTCCACCTACTCCTTCGAGCGCGAACGCACGCCCGAGCTTTTTTCTTCTTTGAGGCTCAGGGCGCAGGAGTGGGTTAAGAAGCGCTACCTCTGTGATGACGTGGCCGCCCTTGGGCTGCCCGTCTCGATTGCCTTGTCCTGTGTGCCGACCATTCCGCAGCAGGTTGCCTCGAGGCTCTTATCAGAGGAAGCGGGAGGGACCAGTGTCGTAAGCGGGCGCCAAGGAGTGGTGAGTTGGTGGAGGAAAAAGTCCGCTTAGGACCCCCCGCGTTGCTTTTACGGCGTTTGCACCGGCGTTGACCGGTGGGAGCAATCCGAGCTAAGGCCGGACGCCCGCATGAAGTGTAAAGGCGACGTGGGGTGTGATCCCAAGCGGACGAGAAAGATGTACACGGCGTGCCCGGGGCCTGTGGGAGGCTGCTGGATACCAATGGTGCACGCCAACTGTGTTCACAACGAGATCTGCGCCTTGTTAAAGCGATCTCTGGGACCTACACCCACCTCGGGTGAGTCTAGCAGGGCACCTGTGCTCGGGCAGTTCAAGCGACTGCGCATGGTGGCTAGACGATATCGCGGGGATAAGTGGTCCTACCTCGACACGGCCCTTTCTTATAAGGGTGCCATGGGCCGTAAGTACATGGAGGCGGAGCGTTCTTTGAGGGAAGACGGGCCTATAACTGCTCGAGATGTCTTCCTGAGGGCGTTCTTGAAGGCTGAGAAAATCAATGCGTTGTCCAAGTTCCCGAAGCCGCGGATGATCTTTCCACGTGATCCCCGGTATAACTTGGCACTCGCTTCTTGGCTGAAACCCTTTGAGCACTGGTTTTGGGGAAACCTGAAATCGGTTGGGAACTCCGGTGTAACAAGGACGAGGGTTGTGGCGAAGGGTTTGAACGGGCGTCAACGTTCGAATCTGATCAGGAGGAAGTTTGGCGCTTTCCAACAGTGTGTCGTCTTTGAGGTAGATGGCAAGGCCTTTGAGGCCCACTGTGACAAGTGGCAATTGGAGATGGAGCATACCATCTACGGAGCTGCCTATAGGTACGATCAGGACCTTATGAAGCTCTTGCGTTACCAATTGCGAAACCAGGGTGTGACCGCAGGGGGTGTCCGCTTTTCTAGGGACGGTGGGAGGGCTTCCGGAGACTTCAACACTGGCATGGGTAACACCATCATCATGCTAGCTGTTATCGCCGCCGTGACTGAGTCGTTTGGTGTTAAGTACGACTCTCTCGTCGACGGTGACAATGCACTGTTGTTTCTGGAAGCTCGCGATAGCCATCGTGTGATCAGTGGATTCTCTGCGGAGGCATTGCGTGTTTCCGGTCACGAGGTGGTCCTTGAGCGCCCTGTCAGGTGCCTGGAGCACATACGCTTTGGCCAATCGGCCCCCTTGAACCTTGGCCCTAACTGGACTATGGTTCGCGACTGGAGGAAGGTCCTTTCCCAGGTGACCTCCAGTCACAAGCATATGCATGATCCCCGCTTCGCGCCTGCCTGGTTGCATGGTGTTTCGAAGTGCGAGTGGTCTCTTATGCGCGGGGTGCCGATACTTGGAAAGTACATGTGTTTACTCCACGACGCGACAAGGGGTTTTGGAAAGCGCGTGAACTGGTCCCTGTATTCAGAGTACGAATACCTGGGCGTTGACATAGGGAGCCTGAGAGAACCGAGTTGGCAACCACCAACTGATGTGGCACGTGAGTCCTTTGCGAGGGCCTTTGGAGTTTCTCCTCAGCGACAGGTGGAGATCGAGAGTAGGTTGGTTTGTAAGCCCAGTTACGACTGGCAGCCAACCGAGCCTCTTTCTCTGCTGGTCGAGGAAGAACTCGCCCTCGCTGGACCCGGGCCATGTGAAATCTATCTGGCTGGCCCCCCTGTGGTTATGGGGCACGCGGCTGAGGAAGGCGTGGGTTATGACTGGTAAAGAAAAGGTGCGTGGTTAGTAGCCCTAGGTGGAAGGAAAGGGCAGCATGTGGTTAAGCCGGGTCCGTTCGGGGCCATGGACAGCGTCAGGTGATTGAACCTCCTCTCATCACTTGGTTGTGACGTCCTACTCGACGGTGAGGTGTCTTCGCACAGTTGCTCCAAGCGAGGGCCACGTATCCTAACCAACCAGTCTCCCACCGCAGGTCGTTGTGGACGACACAAAACTCCACTACCTGATGGTGGATGAGATTCGCCCCCGGTTGCCTACTGGTGCATGAGTAAAGCTCCCACCAGGATGACGGCATCCGTGGCCGATCCCGCCCGGGCGAGTAACGAACATCTCGCCGGCCTTTGGGCCTTGCTTTGGGCAGACTACGACGACTGAGGCTAACCTTGGTGGAGGCTCGCGGTCGCGTCTTTGTGTGCGAGTGCTAAGTGTCCCCTGTGTTGTGAGATCTTATGACGACGACCTGGGGTTCCTCGCCGGACGTTGATAGCTTGCGGAAACCTGTCAGTGGAAGTAAGTCCGTAGGTTGTGGGTTGGCGCGCCTAGAGCTTGTAGTGGTTTACCCAGTATGGGGGTTAAATCGGTAGTTGTGTCGATGAGGCTGCGAAGGGAGCTGCCTTTTGGAATGAGAACCGTGACCGGGGGGGAGACTAGAGTGTGACAAAAACCTGCCGAGAGGTTGGGGCGTGCTTAAGCAGCTCGTTATGTCACCCCCTTGGTTCTGACGTGCGAAGTGCGCTGGTCCGCCTCAGTCAGCACGGCTGAGTCCACTTAAGTGGTTGGGACTGTTGGCCTGCGGGTCCAACGATGTAAGACGCACCTAGTGGCTTCGGCCCAATGACGCCGTTCGTTCCATCTGGCTACGGTCCGCAGTTGTTCTGGCACATCCACCCATGCTTGGGGAGGTGGAGGCACGGCCCGGGTAAACCGGGACGCGCCCGAGCCGCCCGCCACGTCGCCGCTGGTTGGTTGTAAGGATGTTTTTGAAAGCGCGGGGGGAAAGGGTGAGGCAGGATCCTGTATCCTGATGGTGGTGTTGTGGACGGTCGGGCGCACATGCTGTGGCCTGGACGGGGTTTTCTTTGAATGTTCTTGTGTGGAGCCAACTACATGGTTGTATTAGTCCGTTACCCCGACATCGAAAAACAAGAACAGGGGTCGCTTCCACCCTCAACTGACAACGGAGGCACGCCTGCACTGGGGCGTAACGTAATTCCTGTGCAGAGTCCTTCCCCAATAGGCTTCGGCGGGGGAGAAACAAGGTGCCACGGAAATGACTTTGGGCAGCGTCAATTGGGCCCCGTGGTGCACTCTAGGTGTC